TATTCAATTTTTTATAAAATTAGCTACTTTATTTTATAAAATTTATACTTTCATAGAAACTTTTTTCTATGTAAATCCTACTCCTGAAATGTATTTAACCTCTGGTATTACTGCTAAATTAGGAGCCAAGAGAGAAGCAGCTACAAACGAGAAAAAAGGTGCTTTATTAATATTAAAACTAATAAATACTGAAGTTAGTTTAATTATTCAAGTATTAAATTACATTATACAAAATACTCAAGAACTTTTAAACAAGTTAAATACTTTACTTTTAAATTTAGAGGCTTGTAAAGCAGTACAAGGATCTGATGTTGTTAATAATTTAACAAATACTACTAAAGATTTACAAACTTTACAAAATGAATTACAGTCTTATGTAAATATGGTAAGTAGCAATCCTGTAAATAATCCTGAAGTTTCTACTTTTGGTCCTTACACTATTGTAATAGAAAAGGAACAAGTAACTGATCCTCAAATAACAAATCTTAGAAGGAGAGGAGTTGCTTTAGATAAAAATGGTAGTATAGTTGCACAATCCCAACTTACTTTTGCTACTGATAATAATGTAATAATACAAGAAACGGAGTTAAATTTAATATCTCAAGGATTAGTTACTCCTCCTACTAATACTATAAATGCTGATGATCAAGCTATAATCAATCAATCACTGTCTTATTTGAATGTAAATGATGTTGTTTTAAATAATTTTACAGTACCTACTCCTCTAATAGATTCTCCTAATAATACAAATGAAAATGATGGATTAGGATTGAATGCATTCTTAAACAATCTACCTGGAGGAAAATCTATGAGACAGAGAAGTAACTCTGCAAATAAATCCTATCAACAAAATATACAAAGTCAAATACAACAAGAGGGAATAACAAATTCAACAATATCAATTTAAAAATATATAAACAAAATATTTATAAAAGATGGCAAAATTAGATGCATTTAGAAAATTAATTAGGGAAGAAGTGAGAGCTGTTTTTCAAGAAGAGCTTTCAAGTATTTTAAAAGAAGCTATCAGTAGTAATAAAGGTGGAAATACTGTGATTAATGAAGCCCGTAGTACGGTAAATACAACAGTACCTTTAACTTTAAATACTCAACAATCCCATAAAAGAGTTGCTCCTAATTTAGGATTTAATAATCCTTTAAATAGTTTGCTTCAAGAGACTGCTCAAAGTATGACTGATAAAGATTTAGAAGGTTTAGGATTAGAGGGAGCTTCTTATGAAACTCCTATAGTAGAATCAGTAAATGGAATGTTTGACACTGCTAGAAAAGCAGGTAGTTTAGAAGCTGTTGAAATAAATGCAGTACCAGATTTTAGCCATATAATGAATAAGATGCTGTCTACTGGGGAAATTAGATAAACTAAATGGCATATAATTTAAGAAATATAAATACGCTAGATTTAATGCCTTCTACAGGTGTTGGAGTAGCATTGCCATTTTCAAATCAATCTGCTTTTAGAACAGTTTATAATACTACTGAACAAATAAAATACAATATTATAAATTTCTTACTTACAAACCCAAGAGAAAGAGTTTTTAATCCAACTTTTGGTGCTGGGATAAGAAACAAATTATTTGAACAAATAAGTACTAAAACATTTGATGATATAGAAGCTCAATTAACAGTAGGAATCCAACAAAATTTTCCTAATGTTACAATTAGCAACCTTTCTGTAACATCAAATCCGGATAATAACATAGTTTTCATAAGTTTTACCTATACCATAAAAAATACAGGACAATCTGACAATATAATAGTAAGTATAAATGGCTAATAAAAATATATCATATTTAAATAAAGATTTTAATACTTTTAAACAGGATTTAATAGAGTATGCAAAAGCTTATTATCCTACTGCTTACAATGATTTTTCAAACTCATCCCCAGGAACCATGTTTATTGACATGGCTTCTTATGTAGGAGACGTACTTTCATTTTATTTAGATAATCAAATACAAGAAACTTTCTTAGAATACGCTAAACAAACAAATAACTTATACAGTTTAGCTTATATGTTAGGATATAGACCTAAAGTAAGCTCTGCAGCTGTAGTAAATTTAGATATTTATCAACAGATTCCTTCAGTAGGTATTAATTATCAACCTGATTTTACTTATGCTATGGTTTTGCAAGAAGGTACTCAGGTAAGATCAAACATAAATTCTTCAAATTATTTTTACTGTCCTAATAAAATAGATTTTACTCTATCCTCTTCTTTCAATCCTACAGATATTTCAGTATACAGTACTTTTATTGATCCTTCTGGAAATCCTCAACCTAGTACTTATTTACTTAAAAAATCTACTCAAGCTATATCAGGTCAAGTAAAAACAACTTCTGTTACTTTTGGAAGTTCTCAACCTTTTGCTACAACTACTATAACTGATAACAATATTATAGAAATAATAAGTGTTTATGATAGTAATGGTAATATTTGGTATGAAGTTCCTTATTTAGCTCAAAATTATATATTAGAACCTGTAGAAAATACTGCAGCTAATTATCCTAGTTTATATCAACAAGCTAATCAAGTACCTTATATTTTACAACAAATAGATGTACCTAGAAGATTTGTATCTAGGTTTACTTCTCCTACTACTTTAGAATTAGAATTTGGAGCAGGTATTACCCCTACAGGTTCAGTTCCTAATCCATATAATGTTGGATTTGGTACCTCTAATGCAATAAGCTTATTAAATACCGCATTTGATCCTACTATTTTTGTATCTAATTTTTCTTATGGATTAGCTCCTTCAAATACAACTTTAACAATAACTTATTTAGCTGGAGGGGGAGCTTCTGCAAATGTACAAACAAACGAATTAACTTATCTAAGTTCTGTTAATGCTACTTTTGTACAATCTGGTAATCCTGCAACTCAAAATCAAATATTATCTTCTATAGCAGTTAATAATAGTTTACCTGCAGAAGGTGGAGGTGATGGAGATACAGCAGATCAGTTAAGACAAAATACATTAGCTGCTTTTCCAACTCAAATGAGAGCAGTAACTCAACAAGATTATGTAGGATTTGCATTAGGAATGCCTGCTAAATTTGGTCAAGTATCTAAAGCATATGTGACTAAAGATAGTGCAGTATTTTCTCAATATTTAGCAAATGAACCTGGGGAATTTGACCCTTTAGCAACTTCTTTATATGTATTGGGATATGATACTTTAGGTAATTTAGCTACTCCTCAAACAGCCCTTTTACAGAATTTACAAACTTACATAAGTAATTATAGGAGTTTGACTGATACTATATTAATAAAACCCGCTTTTATAATTAATATACAAGTTAATTTTGATGTAGTATTGAATCCTAACTATACTTCTCTTCAAGTAATAGGAAATTGTATATCAGTATTACAAGATTATTTTAATATAGATAAATGGCAAATAAATCAGCCTATTATTTTATCTAATATTTATTCATTATTGGATTCTGTAGCTGGAGTACAAACAGTTAAGGTTTTAAATATAACTAATATTTCAGGGGAACAAGCAGGTTATTCAATATATAGTTATGATATACCCGGAGCAACTTTGAACGGAGTTATATATCCTTCTTTAGATCCTAGTATATTTGCAGTTCAGTACCCTAATATAGATATACAAGGTAGATCAGTTGCATTTTAATATTATAAATTGATAAAAAATGGCAGTATATCAAATATTTGCATCTGCAGATGCTTCAATTTACTCACTATCTCCAACACAAAACGCTGGTAGAGACCCTATTTTAGAAGTATCTGTATTGAGTTCTTCTCCTCAGAATACAACAACAGGCTCTGATATAAGAAGATCTTTAATACAATTTTCTTCTGCAGATTTAAATACTCTATATTCTTTTGCTTCTCAATCCATAAGCGGATCTTGGAACGCTAATTTAAACTTATATTTAGCTAGTGCACAAAATTTAAATACTACCTATTCTTTATATGCCTATCCTGTAACTAGTTCTTGGGTAATGGGAACAGGTCAATACAATCAAACCCCTATTTCTGAAAATGGAGTTTGTTGGAGTTATACAGGACCTTATAGTGCATCCAATTCTTGGGGAACCCAAGGAGGAGATTTTACTACATCTGTAACAGCTAGTCAATATTTTGATTACATGTCAAATAAAGACATAAATATGGATGTTACTAAGATAGTAAATG